ATCTTTTAATTGTTTAACTGTATCATCGGAAACATTGTGAACAATCATTGCTTTTCTTCCTGTGAAACCACAAGAATTTAATGAGTTAACCCAACATTTTAATTTGCTGTAATCATAATTTGACACAGCACTAATAACTAAATCTTGCATAATCTTTTTCCCAAATAGTAAAAAATTGTTTCGTAATCAATTGGACCTATTTTAATATCTAATGCTTTTTCCAACTTACTTTTATCTAAAATGAATTGTCTTTCAAATACACTTGTAGTATTAATAATACTTGCTTTATACTTATAACCATCTATTAACCATTGAATTAGTTGTCCAATGCGTAAACCTTCACCCGAACTTAAATTATAAACGCCTAATGGTTTCTTTTTACAAATCTTTTCAATAAGATTGGCAGCATAATCAACAGGTAAAAAATCTCTTTGTGTTGCCCAATCAGTAGTTAATTTAATTGAATTATTGTTTACTAATTGCGACATACAGTAACCCATAAATGAATTTCTACCATATTCAAAACCAAATATGTTTGAACCTCTTAATATTGTTGTTTGTTGTGGGAAATTAGATAATAATTTTATTTCGGCAATCAATTTATTTTCACTATGACGGTCATAAGGAATGCAAGTTGAAAACTCGTTAAATGTTTTTAACTCTGAAAAATCACCATAGACTTTACTCGTTGATAACATGATGTAATGTAAACCGGATTCACAAGTACGTTTACCCACAGATAAATCTACATCAATAAATTCACTATAAGGATTTGTTTTAAACAAAGGATTTAATGCACAATTAATAACAGTATCATATTTACTTAAATCTACATCATTAAAATTATAATATGATACCTTATCAAATGTCAATAGGTGTTTAGCAATAAAACTATTCTCACCTACTACGAGGACTTTTTTCTCCATGGGAAGATTCCATTATATTTTTCATTCATTACTTTATTGCCATTTTCAAAAAATTCTGCATTAACAGAACCTTTACCGCCATCTACACGGTAACTTACTGTATATTCGTTTGTGCAGTCCCATTTAGGAAAGTGTTGTGATATAGCCGATAAAAATACTCTATCTTGCCCCCAACCACCGTGCCATACGCTTGCAATCTTAGTTGCTACCGATGTTTTAATACAGTAACTATTTGTATCAACGTGATTTATGCCATGATATGTTTGCCATTTACCTAAAGATTCACAATCATCAAAGCAAATAAAATCACCTTTTTTATCATGTATTTTTCTTAATGAATAACACCAATCCAAATCTCTTGCTTCAATTGTTTCTACACATTGTTGAACGTGCCTGTCGTATAACCAATTGTCTTGGTCAAGATACATAACATAATCTGTATTAATAAGATGAGTAAAGGCAGCATATACTCTATGACCATAAAAACCTTTTGCTCCAACATTTTCAGGTAAGGTGCAGATGACTAAATTTTTTGTATCAACACCTTTATTTTTCATATTTGTTATATGATTTTTTACACCCCAATAATGGTCTTGGCCATCAACAACAAGATAACATTGTGTAGGATAAGTTTGTGTTAATACACTTTTTACTGCATCTACAAATTCAGGATTACCTGTAGTAGGTATAATAACGGTAGCACTCATTTAATATTTCCATAAAAATTGATAACCAGCATGACAAGGTTGTTTATTGACTTTTAACATATAGTCAGTAACAAATCTTCCTTTACCAGATACTTGATTATTTTCAAACCAACAATCATCAACACCAATTAAAGCACCATCTTTTAAAGAAGGTAATATTGTTGTTAACTCATAGAGATGATGTAAAGCACTTTGATAAACAACTTCAGGATGTTCTCTAGGAGCATCAAAACTATCTAGATAAAGAAAATCAATCTTCTTACCTTTTTCTAATAATTTAAGATTTAATTCTTTAAGAAAAGTAATACTGTCTTTTTGAACAACAGAAGAAAAATTACTTGTTAATTTACTTCTACAATAATTAACACTTTCTTCAGATATATCTACTGTGATAAAATTACCACCGTATTCATCTATATATTTGTCAAATAATAGACTACTTTGACCATCACCGGTATAATTATCTTCTTGTCTTGCACAACCTGTTTCAACAATAAAGGGCTCTTCAATTGATTGTAGATAATTAAAGATGTAATCAAATCCACCAATTCGTTCACCTAATCTATGTCTTACTTCATTATAAAATTGCATATTATTCCTTATTAATATAATTTTCCAAAAGGACCAAATCCATCACCTCGTTTTTCTGCTAAGAAAAATAAATCTGTTATAAACTTTTCAGTTTTCTTTTCTGACAACTTTGTCATTTCATATAAAAATTTTAATTGCATTAATTTGGAATTGGCTGTACCATAATTTTCCTCATCAGTAATTTGTTTTAATATATTTTTTGAAAAGGTTTTACTGTCTGTAATATTTGTTACAACTTTTTGTTTGATACCGTCAAACATTTTTTTATATACTTGTTCTTCATTTACAAATTCTGGTGCACTAGAAGGATAATTTTGCCATTTGTTCTCAAAATCCATTTTATTTCTTTTGCAGGCTTCATATACCAATTCAACAGGAGCTTTACCAATTTGGGCTGAACCTCCGGGTTCTTGAAATTCAAATATTAAATTACCAGGTCTATATGTTCTACCTGAAGTTCTAATTGTTAAAGTGTATTTAATCAATTCTTTTGTATATTTTACTGTAAAAGCAACAGTAGCATTTGCTGCCTTAAATGTATTGTCATTTCTTAATAAAAAATCACACTTTATATCTGTAATTGTAAATGTTGGATGTTTTCCGCTAGTGAATAAAATACCTTCTTGAACATTAACTTCTTGGTATCTGGCTTTATCTACTCTTTTATCTACGAGTTTTAATGAAATACCTACAACTTTTCTTTCTTTGAAAAGTGTTCTTAATATAGCATTTAATATTTCAATATCGTCAGTATTTTGTACAGCGTCTTTAATTTGTTTAACAACTTGTTGTTCATTTTGAATACACCACACATCAGCAGGATCCCAAGCATCTTTTTTAGAAATACCATATTTTTGATTTACTAATTTAGAAACAAAATCCATAAATCCACCTTTAACACTAAACTCTTTAAACTTATCTTGTGAAAATTCTTTTAGAAATCCTTGTTGTTGTTTATAAAAACTAACAATCCATTCTTTGGTAACATATGGGTAAATTCCTTTTTTTGAAGGTGTTCCTATAATTTCTTTTTTAAATTTTTCATCTTCAAAAATTTCATCTGCACTTTTATATTTTACATTGTGATTTAACGCTTGGTCAAAAATCCATGCGGATGTTTTTTCTTGCATTTCAGTTAATTCGGTTGAACTAGGCATTTTATCTTATAATCTGTATATCTTTACCTGAAGTCCATACTTCAAGTTCGGTTCTTAATCGTCCTTCTTTTTGAAGGGTCTCATATCTATTTATAGCTTTATTCCGCCACCATTCTACAATATTACCAAGTTCATGTTTATCATAGTTATCGCCTTTTACCAATTGCTCGGCCTTACCATTCATGTAGTCAATCATATTAGAAAAACCATAATCTGACACATAATATCTTTTGTGTTCTGTCAACTTCTTAGCGTTCTCAATCGTTAAACTGAATGCCTCCCCTTCAGAACTACCTTTAAGTGCTGCTTTAGTCATAGATATAATCTTAGTAAATGTTCTTAATTTCCTACTTGTAGTAGATTCATCTTCTTCTAAAATATCTCCACCAACTCTTGCTTCAACATATTCTTTTAAATCTGTATATCTTTTACCATTCATCATAGGTACAAAATCAGATACAGTTAAACCTTTATACCGAATGAATGGTTTCATACCATCATATTGAGATACTTGTTTTGTTGAACCATAAAGACTTGTTGTTTCAAACAAACAAAGATTCATATTATACTTTTTGTTTACCATTTCTCTTACGGTATGTGATGTGCAGATGGCGGCCAATAGTTTACCACCAAGATAATTAAATCCAAATGGCTGTGCTGGTACAATTGCAAATCCCATAATTGTTGATTCATTAAATCGTTTTGTTGATACAGGATTCTGTATCCAAACTTGTCCAAGCATATCATTACGAGGTTTCATATAGATAACAGGTGATGCTAAACGAATTAAACCTAGAATCTTTCCTGAGTTTTTTTCCTTGACAGCAAATGGTATATTTCTGCCGACAGGTGCTCTATTTACATGAGAAGAAGTAATCGCTAATAATGTATCCCATTGTTGTATTGGTATTTCACCAATTTCAATATCCATATCTTTTGGGTGCATTGTAAAGTCTGAGAACAAATCATCTTCGGGAGGCCATAAAGCAGAAGTTTGAAAGTTAGAAACATGGTTAATCTTTTCTTCTCTCATATATTCTTCAATACTACCATAATTACTAAAGTAATCGTGAAATACTTTTGATACATGAATTGCCGCATCTCTCTCTAATTTCATACTTTAAAACCTTCAAATGATTTCTTTGCTAATTTATCATGGTTAGTGCCAGCGTCAGCAATACCTTCTTGTGCAGATTGTTCTACATCATATAATTTCATTTTTGCTCTATCTACACCGATTGTAAATCTCTTGTAGTGTGTTGGGTCATTATAACGATTCTTTAATTGTTTGACCATCAGTTGACCAAGTTCTTCTAATTCTTCAGAAGAAATTAATGCAAACATCAAATCTGCTGTTGCTGGTAATCCAAAGGATTCGGAGGTATCTTCAAGGCCAGGATCGCTTGATGTAAATCCTGACCGAGTGGTCTGTGTGGCAGAAACAATAGGTACATTATACTCAACAGCAAGACCTCGCAGTTCTTCTGCAATGGATTTGACGTATGTGTAAGAGTTAATATTTGCGCCTGCTTTAATACGAGAAGAACAACAGATATTAAGATAATCAATAAAGATAATATCAGGTATAAAAGACTTTTTAAGATTAAGTTCATTGAGTAATGTTCTAAAGTGAGTTGTTGATGCAGATGCGGTTGGATATTCTTTAATGATTAGTTTACCTGTAGTATTTTTTCTTACACGGTCTACTTTTTTATCATAAATATCTTTTGGTAATTCCATTAAATCGTCAAGTGTAACATTTAAAAGA